AACTGAAGTAATGAAATTACAAAGACCAAGCTACTATGCAGAAACTATCAAAGACTTTGCTCCAGTAGTGATGGAAGAAGTACCAGAAGATTTACAAAACAGTTGGATTGATGAATTAACAATTAGAACTTTCAATGAAGAACTTAAATCAGTATTTCCATACATCAATAGATTAGTTAAGGAAAAAAATAAAATCAAAGAAATGGGTCCAACAGATTTCTTAGGTGAAGAAAAAACAGAAGAACTGAAAAGTTGGTATGAAAAATACAAACAATACAAAAGTGCTGATGCCGATAATTTAGCAGACGGTATGTTTAAGTTTCATTTAGATTCTGGTGTTGACCTTGATACTGTTGAAAAAGGTGAATACGAAGCACTTGTTAAAAAACATGGCGAAGATAAAGTTTCAGGAAACGCATTAATGTATATAGATGAAATGCCTATTACCAATGCCATGCTAAATGACTTTAAAAAAATCATGGGTAGTGTTGATGAGGAAACAGTTGAAAAAGCCTCCGATATGCTAGACAATACAAATGAAGTTTCAGATATGGGCATGAACAAATATGGACTTGCCGCAAAACACAAAGATGGAAAATTTTATTCATTTAGAAACGGCAAGATGACAGGTGGCCCTTTTGATTCAATTGAAGAATTACAAAAACATCAAATGGAACTGATACAAGATGAAGCAAGTGGTCCTGAAGGTGGCATGGAACCACACGCACATAAATTTTACATCGATGGTGATTACGATGAGGACAGAGGCATATCTGATAAAGATTGTGAAGAGATGGAATATGCTTGTGCCAAGGCTGGTATCAAATGTAAATGTGAGCCAGACGAAATGAGACAAGGCGGAGTCATTATCCATACAATGTCACCACGTGATGCAGTAGCAGATGCATTAGACAAAGAAGGCTTTGCAGTAGAAGAAGCATACAGTCCAGAAGAAGATTTTGAATCTGCAATGAACATGATAGTAGGAGAAACAGAAGATGCTTTAGTTAACGGCAAAGGCAAAGACCAGGAAGCCGCGATTAAAAAACTAAATGGCTTGACGGCACAGCATTTCCCAGCTGGTATAAACGGCACCAATGCTGTTCAAAGTTTAAAGGGTATCATAGATGACCCGATGCTACTTGATATGTTTAAGAAAGTTGGAGCAAAAGATTCTGATCAGTGTGTAAGACCATTGATAATGAAATATATCAAAGCAAAGGCACCAGCGATTCTGCCAAAAATTGACACTGGTGATTTGAAGATGGAAAACATCAAAGATAAAGAAGATTACATGGCAAAGAAAAAAGCCATACAAGATCTTCAAATGGATCCAAACACAGCCGGAGATGAAAGACTTAAAAAAGAAATCGTACGTAGAAAACACGAACTTGAAAAAGAAGCTAGGTTAAAAGGATTCAAGGAAGATGAAGATAAAGAACTAGTATATACTGACGGTATGACTGCTGATGAAATGTTTGCAGTTTCACAAGCAAAAATAATGGATAATGATCCAAGCGAAGAAGCTGTATCAGGACCAATGTTTGTATTCCAAGATATCAAAGACCCAGCAGTTGAAAAAGAATACGATGCTAAGATAAAAGCATTCATCAAGGATCAATATAACTTAGATGACGAAGATATGGATCATATGTTTCCAGAAGGCGAGCAAGAAAGAAAATTTGACAAGTATGGTGCTATGGTAAGTATGCCAGAGCCAGATGATAAAATGGCAGACCTTAATGATAAAATGAATCAAATTAAAATAGCTGATCATCTTGCCAAAGCGGCAGGCGTGAACAGAAAAAATGTATATTTTGATGATGCAGATTTAGTTTGGGGAAGTAAAACAGTCATTCCGAGTTGTTTAGTTGACAAGGAATGTACATTTGCAGATGCAGTAGATAAACTTAAAGCATTTGCTGGTGCTAATCCAAAAGCGGAAGATGATGACACAATTGATGTTAAAATGAATCCGGATGGTAGCATTGAAAAGGCAAAAGACGACAAGAGAACACCTGGAGAAAAGTTAGAAGAACTAGTCAAGTCATATTATGATTACACAACTAACGCATTTCCAAAAGGTGAAACAGCGGTAGTCACAGCTTGTGAAAAAGAGTTTGGCGACAAGGCAATACCATTTGCTGAGAAAATGATTTCTAGACTCAAAGCAGGCAAAGACCGCGAGATGGAAAGAATTAAACAACTAGCAGGCGTTTAATAACATAAAGTCACTTTTTTGGCAGACAAACACTTGACTTTATAAGTATATTAGTGTAGTATATAAAACTGTGCTACACTTACAAAGGCACAAAGCATCGAAGGCTTAAATTATAGGAGGCAATATTATGGCTACATTGGCTGAAATTCGAGCAAAACTTAAAGAACAGGAAACCCGCTCAAGCGGTAATACTGGTGGCGGCGACAACGCAATTTACCCATTTTGGAATATTAAAGAAGGCGAAACTGCAACTCTGCGTTTCCTTCCAGATGGTGACGACTCCAATACATTTTTCTGGCAAGAAAGATTACTAATCAAACTTCCATTTGCAGGAATCAAAGGTGATACTGATTCACGTCCTGTACAAGTGCAAGTTCCTTGTATGGAAATGTATGGTGAAACTTGTCCAGTACTTTCAGAAGTACGTGGATGGTTTAAAGATAAATCTTTAGAAGATATGGGACGTAAGTATTGGAAAAAACGTTCATATGTTTTCCAAGGATTTGTTACAGACAATCCTTTAAAAGAGGATTCAACTCCAGAAAATCCAATTAGACGTTTTATTATTGGTCCACAAATTTTCCAAATTATTAAAGGAGCATTAATGGATCCTGATATGAACGAACTTCCAACAGACTATACGCAAGGTGTTGACTTTAGGTTAACTAAAGCATCTAAAGGTGGATATGCTGATTACTCTACATCAACATGGGCAAGAAGAGAACGTCCATTAGATGAATCTGAGTACAAGGCAATTGAAACTAATGGCTTATTCAATCTTAAAGATTATTTGCCTAAGAAGCCTAGCGAAGTTGAAGTAGGTGTTATCAAAAAAATGTTTGAATCATCTGTTGATGGTGAAGCATATGACATGGAGGCTTTTGGTCAATACTTTAGACCAGCAGGCGTAAGTGCAAGAACAGGTGATCCTGTGAAAGCAAGTACTCCAACTCCAAAAGCTGAAGAGCCAAAGGCAGAAGAGCCAAAGGTTGAGGCAGTAGCACAGACATCTGCACCAGCAGAAGCACCAGCGGAACCAAAAGCGGATAATAACAAGGCAGAAGATATTCTCGCAATGATTAGAAACCGCCAAGGAAACTAATAAACAATATACAAGGGGTTGTTTAGGCAACCCCAAGTATATGGATTAAGGAGTAATAATGGCTAACAAGGCATTTGACGTTTCTAAGTTTCGTAAAAACTTAACTAAATCTATTACAGGAATGAGTGCAGGATTTCATGATCCTACTGATTGGATTAGTACAGGTAACAAAGCACTCAACTATCTTGTGTCAGGAGACTTTAACAAAGGTGTTCCACTAGGCAAAGTAACTGTGTTTGCAGGTGAATCAGGATCAGGTAAATCTTATTTTTGTGCAGGTAATATTGTAAAAGAAGCACAGAAGCAAGGCATATTTGTTGTTTTGATTGACTCTGAGAACGCACTTGATGAAACTTGGTTACAAGCATTGGAAGTTGACACAGATGAAAAGAAATTACTAAAACTTAATATGTCCATGATTGATGATGTTGCAAAGACAGTATCAACGTTTATGAGTGATTACAGAGATATGGCGGAAGAAGATCGTCCAAAAGTATTGTTTGTGATTGATTCTTTGGGTATGTTATTGACTCCAACAGATGTTGATCAGTTTACAAAAGGTGACATGAAGGGTGATATGGGTAGAAAACCCAAGGCACTAACGGCACTTGTAAGAAACTGTGTTAATATGTTTGGTAGTCATAATGTAGGACTAGTGGCAACTAATCACACGTATGCATCACAAGATATGTTTGATCCAGATGATAAGATATCAGGTGGTCAAGGATTTATCTATGCATCAAGTATTGTTGTTGCGATGAAAAAGCTCAAACTTAAAGAAGATGAAGATGGTAAAAAGGTAACTGACGTAAGAGGTATCAGAGCCGCTTGTAAAGTTATGAAAACAAGATATGCAAAACCATTTGAATCAGTACAAGTAAAAATTCCATATGAACAAGGCATGGATCCTTACAGTGGACTTGTTGATTTATTTGAGAAAAAAGGACTACTTACTCAACAGGGTAATCGACTTAAATACGT